ATCTCTTGCTGGTAATATAGCATCGGGCAGTAAACGCATATCCATACGTGGTGGGGTATTCCGTAAGATTGTAGGTGGTGAAGAAGTAGGTAAGATTACAGGTAGAGAATTAAATGTAATTATTGTGAACGCAAATAAAAACGTATCACGTATATTCTATGCTGGTAAATACAATCCAACTGAAATTGTTCCACCTACTTGCCAATCTACAGATGGGTTAACACCTGAAACTGGCATTGAAGATAAGCAAGCCACATCATGCTCTGCATGCCCACAGAATATTGCTGGGTCTGGAGAAGGTAATAGCCGTGCTTGTAAATACCAACGCCGCCTTGCTATATTATTAGAAGGCGATACTTCAGGCGATGTATATCAGTTGACTATACCTGCTACATCTATTTTTGGTAAGGGCGAAGGTAACTTGCATCCGTTTGAAAGCTATATTAAGTACATCGCTGGTAATGGTCGTAACATTAATCAAATCATTACTCAGATTAGCCTTGATACAGATAGTGATACACCTAAGCTTTTATTCTCTCCTGCACGACATGTTAATCAGGAAGAGTGGGGATTATCTGAAGATGCAGGGTCATCGTTAGCCGCACGTAATGCAGTTACTATGTCGGTTGCACAAACTGATGGTGTTAAGAAGCCTAAAGCAGTTGAGTATAAAGGACCTATATTAAAAGCCTTTAAAGCTGAACCACAATCAGAGCCTGAAGAATCTGCAGAAATCTTAGAGCCTGTAAAGCGAGTAGCAAAGAAGCCTGATGTACCTACGGCTGACAAAAAGAACCTAGCAGATGTAATTAATGCTTGGGGTGATGAGTAAGAGTATATGAGCTACGGATATAGTTCTAGGCTTGTCGAGGCAAATAAAAAAGCTGACAAAAAGAATCTAGGAGTTTTACTGGGCAGGCGATGCATTGCTTGTGACATACCAGTAGGAGATGTTGCCAAGATTCTTAATGTTAGTCGTATGACTGTATATAATTGGTTTACTGGGGAACACACCCCCCAGTCGGGCTATGACGATGCAATCAATGAGTTAATAGACAAGCTTTAAATAAATCGTTTTTGGATATTTAGAGGGGGCCAATCCCCCTCCGAGTACCCGTCTTTGAAAGATATAGATGGAAGATTTTGACCTTTTAAATGCAGTTCTTCCTAGGGAAGGGTGGTTCTGCGTAGTAGGAATTAAAGGGGATGATGTTCGGCAAAAGCTTGTAGAGACTAGAGAAGAATTAAATACATGGGCTGAGAAGTTTGTAGAACAGAAAAGAAATGTGTTTTTTGGTTGTTCTAAGTTTGAAACTAAGCTTAACCGTACTAAAGACAATGTAAAGTCCGTTAAAGCGTTTTGGATGGATATAGATTGTAGCCCTGGAAAAGAAAAAATAAACTTAAAAACAGGAAGACCCGATGGATATATAAGTCAAGAAATAGGCTTGCAAGAGCTTACAAGGTTCTGTACACTCATAGGTATGCCCACCCCCCACATAGTGAATTCAGGTAGGGGATTTCACGTTTACTGGGAGCTTTCAGAAGAAGTAATAAAGGAAGATTGGGAGCCAATAGCGCACAAATTAAGAGACCTTTGTTTTCTACATAATTTCTACGTAGACGGAAGCGTATTTGAACCCGCACGTATTTTACGTATTCCAGGTACATTTAACTTTAAAGGTGTTGACCCTTTACTTGTTTCAGTTGTACAAGTAGGTGAAGTTACTTCATTAGAATTTTTGAAAGATATATTACACGTAGAAGCCAAAGAGGTTATAGATTTTGAAAAGCCCACAGGAGAACTAAACGAACTTACTAAATCTTTGTTAGGCAATACAACTAAAAAGTTTAAGAACATAATGATACGTGGTGAGGAAGGCTGTTTGCAGTTACTTCATGCTTATCAAAATCAAAATGATGTAGGATATGATTATTGGAGAGATGTACTATCTATAACAGCATTTTGTGATGATAGCCATAAAGCCTCGCACATGATGTGTAATCAAGCAGATTCATATGAGCCTAATAAAGTAGATGCAAAAGTAAAAAACTTACAGCTTACTGGCGGTCCACATCTGTGCACTACATTTGAAAAAAATAATCCTAACGGATGTAACGGTTGCAAATGGAAGGGTAAAATAAATACCCCTATTAAGTTAGCTACAGAACTAAATGTAGCTACAGAGAAAGAAGAACAAGTAGAAGAATCAGTTGCAGTGCATAAAATACCTGCCTACCCTAACCCATACCTTCGTGGAGTTAATGGCGGCATATACCTGCCACCGGGCAAAGATGAAGCAGACCCTATATGCGTGTACGAACATGATTTATATATAGTAAAACTTATGGAAGAAGGATTTTCAGCGTTAGCTTTATGTAGGTTGCATCTACCACATGGGGTAGTTAAAGAGTTTGCAATACCACTAGTACTTGCATCTTCCAAAGAGGATTTAAGGAAAGAATTAGCAACACAAGGAGTAGCGGCATCCCCAACTCAATACGGATATTTAGCTGGGTTTATAACCGCATTTATTAAAAATTTACAATACATTAAAAGGCCGGAAACAATGAGAACACAATTTGGTTGGACAGATAACGATAGCAAGTTTATTGTTGGAGATAGAGAGATTAGCAAGGACGGTGTTTATGGTAGTCCAGTATCTAATACTACTAGAGAAATCGCAAAACATATGGTGCCGATTGGGTCATATGATAAATGGAGAGAAGTCTTTAACATGTACAGGTTACCTGGGTTAGAACCGCATGCATTTGCTGCTCTGACTGCCTTTGGTGCGCCGCTATTTAAGTTTACAGGACTTAAGGGGGCAATCATTAACGTTATTTATAAACTAGGTGGTACAGGCAAATCAACTACACTCTTTATGTGTAACAGCGTATGGGGGCACCCTGAAGCATTAGGGTCCATATGGAAAGATACTAACAACGCTAAGATTCAAAAACTTGGAATAATGAATAATCTACCTAATACAGTAGATGAGATTACAAACATAAGCCCGCAAGACTTTTCTGATTTAGCATATAGCATGTCGCAAGGGCGAGGTAAAGATAGAATGGCTGGTAGTAGTAATGAGCTACGTAAGAATGATACTACTTGGCAGACCATGTCTTTATGTAGTGCAAATGCAAGCTTCTATGAGAAGTTAGCGTCTAATAAGGCTGGCGCTAATGCTGAGATGTTAAGGTTATTTGAGTACACAATTGCGCCTAGTAATGTAATTTCTACTGAGGATGGTAAGCGTCTATTTGATAGACAGCTCAAGGAAAACTATGGTCATGCAGGTGAGAAATACGCTCAATTTTTAGTTAATAACCTTGAAGAAGTAGTGCAGGCTATATTGAATATACAGAATAAGATAGATAAAGAACTGCGTTTAACTCCTCCTGAGCGATTTTGGTCAGCGGTTGCGGCTTGTAACTTAGCTGGGGGGTTAATTGCTAAACGCCTAGGGCTACATGACTACGATATGATGGCAATCTATAAGTGGACTACCGACACTATTAGTGGCATGCGTGAAGAGATTAAACCCCCTGCAGAAGATACATATAGCATAATCGGTGACTATATTAACCGTCATATGCAGAATATCTTAGTGGTTAAAGATGAAGTTGATAGCCGCAGCGCTGCAAAGCCTCTACCTACGTTAGAACCTAGAGGTGACTTACTTATCCGGTACGAGCCCGATACTAAACGTATGTATTTTGTAACCAAAGATTTTAAAAATGACTGCGTAGACCAGCAGATTAGTTACAAGGATACGTTAAAAGAGTTAAAGGAAAAAGGATTCTACGAAGGTACTATGAACAAGCGTATGTCTAAGGGTATGAAGATTACGTCCCCTGCAGTTAATGTACTTATGTTTGATTGTTCTACTGGTTTTGTAAACATGGACGAGCTAATCGCCCCGGAGATTGAGAATGCGCATAGAGAAACTGAGTTATAACGTAAATTGGAAGAACTTTAAGGTGGGGTACTCGTTCTTTATACCTTGTCTTAACTGCATGCAAGCTAAAAAGGATGTGCTTCAGATATCAAAACGCCTAAAAATGGATATATTAACCAAAGTTACCATAGAAGAAGGCATTAGGGGTTTACGTATTTGGAGAATTTAGTTATACTGCAAGGGTAACTTATGTTACTTTTCCTTGGGAATTACTTCCCCTTTATATCCCCGCTTAAAACGTGGGGATTTTTTTATTTTTCAGGGACAATTCTTTCTCTTGCTGGATATAAATAAGGTTCAAGTTCTTTAGGCATATACTGCCCTCTATAAGTACGCTTACTTTTTTCTCTTGCGGCATCAATAGATTCTCTTATTGTGCTTGGAAGTATGGCAAGTTTTTTATTTGGGTATCTCTCATTATGCTTATCTATCTCGTCTAAAATCTTTTGTGTATCTTTTTCATCTTTAGAATTAGATATTAATGTTTCATTTAATTTATTTAATAAAGCTTGTTTTTCATTTCTAGCAATTGTAATTTCTCGATTAGATTTAAACCCTTCTTCTTGTAGTCTAGATAATTTAGTTGGTTGAAATCCAATAGCTTGCCCAAGAATATTCATGCTGCTTAGTTCTTCAGGTTTAAGAATACTTTCCCCACGCCTAATTTCTGCGCCTTCAGTCGCTAACCTATAAGCAACTATTGGGTTTTTAAATAAAGCAGGCACCATTCTTTCTAAAGCTCTTAGAGTATGCCCATTATTAAAATCATCCAGTCCACCTACAATATCTAAACCTTTTGAAACGCCCGGACCTAAATTAGCTATCAAAAAGTTTTGAACTGCTTCTGCATCTGTTTTGCTAACTTTACCAGAATCTCTAATCCACATACCATCCATAGATGTACGTGAGCCTATATTTAACCCACTAATAGCAGATATAGGACCTTTTTCAAGCATCTCCGCATACTTATCCCCAAACATTTCAGGTAGTATTTCTTGACGGAAACGCAAATCAAAGTTATCTGAAGTTATAGGGTTTTGAAGTCTACGTTTTCTTCTTGCTTCTTCAGCATCATCACCACCTATATTATTTAAAGTAGCATCAATAGCGGCACATATTACGCTATATAAAGGCATACCAACTAAACCATGAAATAAACCACCCATAGCTAAAGTACCAGTAAGGCGTTTCATTGCGGCTTGTTTATCTGCCCAAGTTTCACCAGCAAAACTATTGTATCCGTTACGTACTAGATATGAAGTTACGTTGAAAGCATACATTTTAAACTGCCCTAACGTTTTACCAACAAAATTACGTAGAACTGTAGGTCTACTCATGTTGTCATACCTACCTAATAACTCGTAGGTTTTATCTACAGCCTTTTGTACCGCACCTTCAAAATCTTTTGTCTTTGCATATTCAGCTTCAAATATCATCATATAAGTCATCTCTCTACTTATACGTTCGGCACCATTAAACAACCCAGACATAGCATTTAAAGTCTGTCTTCCAGCATTTTGCGCAAAGTTATCGTAAGAGTTATCGGGAGTCCTACCTTTATTAGTTAGTACTGCAGTATTAGTAGCAGTAGTAACACCTCTTGCAATAGCCTCATCAAACGCATCACTTAAAAGTCTACTTTCTTTTACAAATTTAGAATCACCTACAGATACGCTGCCTTTTTCAACCCCTAAAGAACCCCATAGAGCAGAATATTTAGCAAATAAAACACCGCTTTTTACTGAGCCGTAATCCGCCCACATATTTGGCAGTACCATAATAGGTATAGATGCAAGCTGTACAGCGGCTGAAGCGGGGGCAGTTAATAACCAGTAGTATGCAAATTGATTTACTAAAGCAGAAACAGTTCCCGGTTCAGGTGGATTAAGTTCTGCCCTACCTCTAGCAGCCATTTCATCAATAATTTCGCCATACTTACTTTTATCTGCTAACGGCATACCCTGTAAAGAATCTTTGGCTCTTTCTATTTCCGCTTCTATTTCATCGCCATACTGTAACTTAGATGCTTGCGCTGCAATTCTATTTGCAGACGTTTTAAAGTTACGAAATATATCTGCACTAAAACCAGTAATATTATCTGCAGTTATAAACTGTTTGCGAAAACTTCTTTCTGGCATAGTACGTAGGTAAGTTTGATATAGCTCATCTTTAATAGTTTCTACGTCTACATTACCTTTTTCAGCGGCTTTATCTATGATAGCAAACATATCTTTTAAGGCTTGAGTAACTTCATGCCCTGAATTACGCATAGTAGTTATATCGTTTCCAACGTTAAATCTTTCATTTACTTCGTCTTCACTAAGCCCTAACTTTTCTGCTCGTTCTTGTGCAAATAAATTACGTGCAGTACCTGTATCAAATAGGTAAAACTCTCTGCCAGTAGGTCCTTTAGATATACTCAACCAATAAATACCATCACGCATAAATGGAAAATACTCGGTAATCTTACTTTCTTCTTGCATCTTTCTTATTGCAGACAAGAGTACTTTTTTATCTTCTCCAGGTAATTGCAGTCTATTGATTTTTGAATCTAATAGCCCACGAACCATATCCATATTATCTGCATAATATTTTTTAACCATAGCGTATAGTTCTTTACCTTTAGGGTCTAGCTTATCCCAATATTCAAAAACTCTTTCTATGCCGTTTTCTCTTAATGTAATTTGACCTCTAATAGATGGTAAGCTTTTTGAATCAGTTGCTGGGTCGCTAAGTTTAGCATTTAGTTCTTTAAGTCTTTTGTCGTTAAACATAGCGTCAATTTTATTTTTAAACCCCATAGGGCTTACACCTTCTAGCCGTGCTAAATGCATAGTAGCAGCTAGGTTTTTCATGTTATCTTTACCTGCTCTAATATATGCGCCTAGTTTATCTGCTTTAATAGCGGCATCTTTTAAAATTCTAGCTCTTGATGTAGCCATACGTTGGGTAATAGTATCCATGTCTTTTAAACCGGGTATTTTATTACCTATCCAACGCATAATATCTGCAGTTGGTAAAGTACGTGCAATATTTCTTACAGCACCATCATCAAACGCAGTCCATCTTGCATCTAATATTCCTTTAATCTCATCAAAACTATGAGCGTCTTTTATTAAAGAAATTGTAGATTTATTCATTTCTGTAGCGCTTTGAGATATTTCTAGTTGTTGTATTGCCTTGGCTATTCTTTTTTGTTTTGGTTTTTTGTTAAAACTTACAGATTCTAGTTTGGCATCAACAGGCTTTTCGGCTAATAACCCGCTACCAAGCAGTAATAAATCTTGCATAGCAGATTCATGTTTAGCATCCATACCTAATGCATTACGTAGTGTATTTGCAAACTTAGTAAATAAAGAACCAAAGAAACCGGGAGAACCTTGTTTAGCTGCGCCGGGAGTAGTTAAAAGAAAACTTATTACACCCTCATCAGATAACCCATAAGCTAAAAACTCTTTAGCATCATCAAGTATATTAATGCCGCCTACTTCTTCTTCGTTAAACAAAAAGCCCAGTTGTGTATTAAATTCTTCTCCATTAGCCCTACGAGTGTCATATGCGTCTTTAACTCTATCCATTAAATCAAATAAGTTATCGTACAAAGCCTGCACTTGTCGAGATGGTGTACCCCCACGCATTATAGTAACTGCATACTGCTCAATCATACTATCTAGTGCGGCATGTAGAGCCTCGTGTATAACAGTAGTATTGTTAATACCATGCATATCAGGGGGGCCAAAACCCTCCCCACGAACATATATCATTTTTTTAAGGCTACCATCAGGAAGTTTAATAGTAACCATTGCACCATTAGCAGTTCCATCTTCAGTTATTATTTCTGATAAAGGGGTACCTTTTATGGTTATCCCAGCTAAATCAGTTTTAGAATTAACAACTATAAACCCAACGTTTTTCATAAAAGGTTTAAGAGCACGTATTAATGTGCGCTCAAATGCAGTTCCAGTTTTGCTCGCTATATTTAATGCTTGTTCTGCAGTGGTTATATTTTCGCCATTAAAGGCAGTATTAGGTTTGCTATTAGTTGTCTGAGATTTACTAGCTTTAGTTAAAAGTTGTTTAGCTCGTTCTATTGCTGATTTTAATTTTGGTTCAGCTTCAGTTTTGTTTTTTGCATCTATAGCAGCTCTTTGTTCAGGAGTTAGTTTTGCTCGTTCTGTTCTACGTGCATCAAGCACTCGTCTTTCTTCTTCAGTTATACCAGCAATAATTTCTGCTGCTTTTTTACCCGCGGCTCTATCTCTTGCTACACCTTTAGCAATATCGTCTAATTGTCCTAATAAACTAATACGTGCGGCTCTATGTTCTTGTTTTTTATCAGCACTCATTTGTGCTACTTGGGAAGCACGTTCTGTATTTTGTTTAAGGCTTTCTATTAATTTAATAATATCTCTTACTTCTTTTTTATTTGCCGCAGACTGTTGAGCTTTAGTTGCAGCGGCGGCGGCTATTTGTTCGGGTGTTTTTTCAACCTTTGGTCTACCACGAGTTTCTTGCAACTTAGCTATTACATCTTTAGCTGTATCTTCTTCGGTTACTTCAACATTATTGTCTGTAGCTAGTTTTGTTAAGTCTGCATTAGGCATTTCGCCTTCAGGGAATGAATACCCCCTATCAACTGCATCTAGTACTTCATTTAGTTTTGAAGGTATTATAGCTTCTGTAGTAGGTACAATGTTTGATGGCGGAGAGATAGCCTCTCTTAAAGCTTGTATTGCTCTTTCGTTAAACCCTTTACCTGCTTCTGGCATAGGTATACGTAGCATATTCAACATACCTTTTAATTTAGAAGCATTTGGTTTTTCTACCTTAGAATCTAATTTAGTTAAATAATCTACAGCGGTTTGTTGTACTACTTGTTGGGTTGTACTTAGTGTACCTTGTTGTACATTTTGCAGTGGCGGCGTTCCTGTTCCAGCCCCTCCAACAGGTTCGATATTATTTGCCAGTCCAGCAGTGACAGGTGTTGTAAGTTCTTGGGTGTTGACTGTTCCTTGTCCAGACACAGGAACGCTTGACTCAGTTCCTCCGGTGATAGTTCCAGGACTCGTTCCATTTGTGGCTCCTAGTTGGTTTAAAGGTATGATTGGTATCGGTGCACCATCTGCTGATACTACTGGCGGTGTAGTTGGCGGGGTTACTGGTGGTGTGGGAGGCGCTACAGGTGGTTCTGTATTATCCGTTGTTTTTTGATTTATACTTTCTTGGGCGGCTTCTATTGCTTCTTCATCAGTTAAAGATGGAGTTTTTAATTTTAGGTCTAGTGCTACTTGAGTTAACTCAGCTTGAGCGGCAGCCTCCACAGGAGACATGTTAGGATATTTTTTAGTCAGCGCTTCAGTTATAGTTATTATTTGGTTTTGTTTTTTTGCAGCTTCTTGTTCAGGAGTTAAAACAGGGGGTATTACTTCTCCACTTGGGGCTATAGCACTAGTAAGTCCTACATGCCCTGCACCGCCTACTCCACCACCAACAGCTTCAGCAGCGGCGGCATTAATTACTCTTTTTATATTAGCCCAATCTGTATAGCCTTTATCTTGTTCTTTTAAAGCTTTTTCACCTGCAATACTCATAAGTTCTTGAGCACCACCAGTTAACCCTTCTTCACCAATACTTCTAGGTAATTCTTTTACCGTTTGTTTAGTAAGCTCTTCTTTTGTAAGTGCTTTAGCCCCTACCTCTAAAGTTTCTTTTGCAACTTTTGCCCTTAATATAGCGCCTACTGGACCTGTAACAGAATCTAATGCGCCGCTAGCAATTGCTACAGACATAGAAACATTCATTGTTTTATTTACATACTCTTGTATTTTATTTGCTTGCTCTTCAGCAGTCAGCCCTTTCATCTCTGGCTGTTTCATTAAATGTTCTACACGATTGCCAAACTGTTCTCCAGTACTCATCCCTATACCAACAAGCCCAGCACCTAATGCACCGGCGGGGGTTAAAGAAGCCGCTACTATAGGTAGTAGTTGTACGCCAGCAGAACCTGCATTAAATGCTAACCAATTTCCAAAGTCTTTAAGTCCTTCAACATCGGTTAAATCTGTAGTTTTACCTTTGTACTTTAACGCATCTTTTTGATATTCTTGCACGGCTTTTTGTGCCTCTACAATCATACCTTCTCTATTTTTAATAGTAGTACCCATTTCAGCTCGCATATTTTCACGGGCTTCTGGCGCTAAGTTTAAATATGTTTTTGCCATATCAAAAGACATACCAGCTTTTTTAGCATCTTCTGGAGTTTTTATTTCTCCAGCATCAATCTGGTCAAACATTTTTGTATTATTTATAGCGGTATTAATAAGCGAGGAATCTACACCTACACCTACGTTTTGATACATGTTTTTTAGACCTATAGCGCCAGATACTATACCTTTACGGGCTTCGCTTAATCCAGGAATAGGAGATAACATATCTAATGCATCTGTAGCTCTAGATAAAAATCCTGGTTTTTCTTCTTCTTTTTGTTTAGCTAACCATTCTTCGGGGTTAAGTATACCGGCTTGTTTTTCTTCTTTTGTAGGTTGTTTTTGAGCAAGCCATTCTTCAGGGCTCGGTATACCAGTTTGTTTTTCTTTAACTTGCTCTTTTACTTGTTGAGCAAGCCATTCTTCAGGGTTAGGTATAGTAGCCATTACTTAAGATTATATTCTTTTTTATAAGCGTCCCATTGATTTTGAGGCATAGTAGGAGGTCTTGCATATTGTTTACCATTATCGGCTGTAGCTATTTCTACTTTAGGCGGCGCTGTTGCATTAGTTGGTCCACCTGTCGGTAATAAATTTCGTAAAGTTGTTATTTCTTGCTCTATTCTTACTCTTTCTTCTTTTGATTTACCCAACATAGAATCTTGTAAAGAATCTATTTTTTCTTTAATAGCTTTAGTCTGAGCGTTATCAGCAGCAGCGGAAGCAGCGATTGTTGGATGGTATAGCGCTATTTTCTTTTCTAGTGCGGCACCTTTTTGTTTTTGTTCCGGTGTAGCGTTTGGAGAACTTGCGTCTGTTAATATTTGTAGTTCTTCTCTTGATAAATTTTGCGCAGCGCCTGCATTAGCCATAGTTGCATTAGCTGCAATTTGAGCGGATTGAATATGTGCTTTATTGGTATTAATATTCATTTGTAGTGCATTAGCTAGCTCATCAGCCTTCATACCCTTTTCAGCCGCAATCTTAGCAAACGCATTTCTATCTGTTTGTGCTAATGTAAGAAGTTTAACTTGGTCGCTATATTCCATATTAGATACTTCGTACTGCGCTTTGGCTAATTCACCCTGTGCTTTTCTACGTTCTTTAGCATCTTCTAACATTCCAGGAACGGTTTGTTGAGCGGCAGCGCCAATATTAGTAAGCGCATTAGGTGAAGTACCTGCAGCCATACCAGCTCCAAACTGCATTAATCTACCCCACAATTGTTCATTTTTATCTGGTTGAGCGTTTTTAATTGCTTCCATATATTTTGCACCTACATCACTTCTATCACCTAATAAAGATTTATATTCCGCAGACCTTGTAGCTAAATCATTTTGGTCTGGTTGTTTTTGTTTATCGTAAAAACCGCCCGGTTGTGCATCAGCATCTCGTGGGTCACCACCACCAGCAAAAGCTACAATACCGCCACTAGCCATATTAACAAAACCACCCCCAGCAGCACTAGCTACACCCTGTCTAGCATTAGCTCTAAAAGTTTGTTGGCTTATAGCATCTGCCGCAGTTTCTGGGTCATTAGTTTGTAAGTTAGCTTTTTGCGCTAGTTGTTGGTCTGATAACTTCTCTAATATACTTGGTAACTTACCTGCTGGCACACCGCTAGCAATACCACCACTAGCCATTTTCTTTTCTTTAATTTCTCCACCACCAGCAGCCGATTTAAACCCACCCGATGCGCCATAAGCACCAAGAGCCGTAGCACCAAGACCACCAATTTGAGTTAATGCACTAGGAGGAGCTTGATACGTAGTTTGTGTTTGAGTTGTTGGTGTAGAACGCAACAAATTCATAATATTAGCAGTTTGAGTAGTGCCGTAGTTTTGTTGGTTACCATAGTTCTGTATAGCTTGATTAAGCAGTGCTTGTTGATTTTGTTGCTCTTGTGTGCCCATCTGATTCTGTGTACCAAGTACACCTTGTTGAGCTGCAAGCTGCTGACCACCAATACCAGCTAATGTATTAGCTCCTTGAATACCCGCTTGAGCACCCTGTAAACCTAATTGAGCACCAGTATTCATTTGCTGTTGAGCATTGTTAAAAGCGGTGTTATACCCTTGTCCAATGGCTTGGTTCATTGCAGTATTTTTATTTCGCTCATTTTCAGCCGCCATAATAGCATCTCTACCACCACCAAATGCACCTTGTTGTGTAGCTTGACCAGCTTGTTGAGTGCCAGTAATACCATATTGTCTTTGAATTTCAGCTAACTGTGGGTCTAAACTAGCTTGTAAATACGGGTTCATATAAGCACCAACCGTATTTGGGTCAGTAGCCATGTTTTGAAAGTTTTGCCCTGCCCCTAAAGCTTGTGCTGTACCATACCCCGCCATCTGCGTTGCTGGTTGGTATTGTCCGGGCACCTGAAGATTTGCTGCGCCTTGATAGGATTGTTGTTGTAACGCACTAGGTCCTGCAACGCCAAGTCCTGCTACTTGTAATTGTTGGTTATATTGGTCTTGACTTACTGGCGTACCCGTAAATTGACCTTGAGCATTGGTCTGTCCACCGAATGGCGTAAATCCACGAGAACTTAAAACCTCTCCATTAGGACCAAGATTAAACGCATTAGACATAGAAGTGCCAATTAATGCATTTGCTGTAGGCTGTGCCCAGTCCGCAATAGGATTAGTAGTTATTGTCTGCTGTGTTGGTTGTGATGGTGCTGGTGCTGGTGAACTTCCGCCGCTCATAATTTAATCTCCATTAACGTGGCTTTTTTAGCAAGCCCAACTTTTTCATACAACCGAGTAGCTGAATCTCTAGTATATACTTGCACTCTTGTAGCGCCCATACCACGAACAATTCTGCATACTTGGTCAAAAATATCTTGATTAACGACTTGTCTACCACCTGTAGTGGTAATAATAGCAGTTCTGTCATTAACTCCATTATTAAACGCTACGGTAGCTACCCCGTGAATTTGTTGCAAATCATCTACTGCAACTAGCAAAATCCAAGCGCCTGTAGTTAAGAATACCTTAACTTGGTCTAGACTATAATCGTCTGTATATTGTAGCGCACGTTCTATGTATGGCGCAACTCCTGACCAAATTTGTGTAATATATTCTACACCTACGGTTTGGACTTTCATGCTGGTAAATATTTTTCAGGTTTAATCTGTTTACCTTGCTTTTTAGTCCCTGTACGAGCCTTACGAATTCTATCCATCATCGCGTATAATTGTTTTGCTCCAGCATCACTAGAACCGTTACCTAAATGACTTACTACATCAGCAGGTACTACAAATTCGGAATCGGCTAATCTTGCTGGTTGATGTTTACCTATTCTAGCGGGGATTGAATCACTCATACCGTCACCGGGACCTTTAAGCATTTGTCCGCCATCTGAGTATGAACCTATACTGCCACCCATAATACCGCCACTTGCTGCTTGAACAGGTACTTGACTTGCAGCATCTATACCTTGTACTGGGTTACCTTGCATTTGATTTAGGGCAAATTGAGCATTATAATCTCCACCCTGTGCCGCTGTATTTATGGCTTTAAGTCCTTCAGGAGTTTTAGCAGCAGTCATATGTTTTTTAGCTTGTGGCAAGTTTAAATTTGTATTTCGTTGTGTACTTGCTGTAGTAGTTCTAGGTGTTTTACCCCCAGTAGCAAATTTCATTGCGCCAGTATAGGGGTCAGTAACCGTATCAGTTGGTTCTATTACATCTGTGCCCATAGGAGTATTAGTTGCATTTTGAAAACGATTCATCCCTGTTAAACCGCCTAAACCAGACTGAGGAAACATTTCATTTCCGCCGGTAGCATTTTCACGAGACATTTGTTCTACAGTACCAACCGACCCACCATCTGCATAACCTATTCGTCTTTGTGCAGGGGGACCACCGTATTGAGGATTTATTCCACCATAATAAGGAGCTGTTGCTGGTTGGTATGTGTTTCTATCAAATTTATAGTCCAGCCCAGACGTAACTGGCTGCGCTGCTTGTTGGGGGGTTATTCCTGGCTGCTGATTTAATAAAGTAGCTAACCCTAAACCACCAGCGCCAATAATACCTGTCTTTGCAAGAGGGCTTAAACTAGACCATCCCCCCGCTGTTGGGATTGGAGTGCCCGGCGCATTTGTACCCGGAATAAAGTTAACATCTTTTGCCGCATTAGCCGGATTTGTACCAACTTCACTACCCCAAGCATTTGGGTCAATTTCTGCTCCGGGTCTATCAAACCCCATAGCTAAATCATTTGGTGACGCTTGTAGTGGTGTTCCAACAGGAGCTACATCATATACTCCAACATTTGCAGCTTCTGGTCCTGTTAAAGAAGCATTTCCACCAAGTATTCCAGAACCAGCTAGAGTGCCACCAACACCACCCATAAGTGCGCCTCGTCCTACGTCACCTCCGGTAAGAGCAGCAGCTCCACCACCCAAAGCAGCTCCAGTTAAACCAACCGCTGCGGTAGTACCCACTGCATCCGATAAAAAAACAGGTGCAAGTTCAGGAGCTGCAATAGAAGCACCGATTGCCAACGCTGTTGGTAACATACTTCCTATTCCTCCGCCACCACCTGACATAATATCTCCTTACAATTATTGTGATTTTAACACGTTAAACAGTACTTCCGCTAGCGTTTTTCCACACCGTGCCGTTGTACCAAATGGGAATACTTAAACTTGTATCGTAATACATTTGACCTATTTGAAGCTGTAACGTAGGTCTGTTCGCTGTTGTTCCAGACTGTGGTGTAATAAGTCCAAGTACTGCGTTATCTACTGTATTAAAGTAAAGCGTTAAAATTTGCTCAAGCTGGTCCATAAACAACTTGTTATACTCAAGTGGAGCCGCAGGTAGTCGAGGGTTTTTAGTATTAATTAACGCAGTCATTATCTACCCGCCCAATGTATACGCTCTAATTCTTTGCGGGCAATAGCGGCTTCTTCCGCCGTATCAAAAACTTTTGAGTAATATTTTTTCTTTTGAACAGTTATACATGCATAATATTTATTATTGTGAAATAAAACTCCAGTTAGACCTGTTTTGCTGGTTTTTGGCGCTTTAATATTTCTAGCTTGAGTAGTTGGAGAAGCCCATCTACAGTTTGATATTTCATAATTCCCAGACGGATTAATTCTATCTAAAGTTTCATTGCCTTGAGGTTCACCCATGCATTGTGCAAAATTTGCATAATCCAACCATTCTGGACAAACGGCTATCCCTTTAGCGCCATAACGCTTGTAATCTTTATCTTTAGGATTTGTGCATCTTCTAATCATTGCTCGCCATGTATTGTAAGAACTTTTTTTCCATCCACCGTGTTTAAAATTTGGGATTATACAACCGCATGATTCTGTATTCCCCGTTACCAAACTACCAGCTACAACATCTATAAAATTACCACATTCACACTTGCATTTCCATAATACTTTTTTTAAATTATTACGACCTGCTTGCTCCACTACCGTTAACTTGCCAAACTTTTGTCCTGCACGGTCTATGAATTTCATAATATCCTCCTTGTTTAGAAGATATTAGTATACACCAATATTTGTAATCTGTATACATATCACCTACGTCCGTCAGGTCTGATATCAATTCTAGGATTGCCCAATTGCCACTGTGTACCAGCGGTATTTGACGAAACAATTAACGACATTTGACGACCCCGTAGTCTGCAATATGCATACTGAGTAAACTGCTGTACATCATAGGTGCTTTGCCCAACATAAGACTGTGCGCTAGTAACTAACGGTAAATCAGATGTACCATAAGCTGAGCCGGGGTTTTGTCTTGGAAGAACTGTAAATGTTACCGCTGGCGAGCTAGATGTAGACCCGTTAAAACCGATATCAGGAATAATTCGCCATACAAATCCAAAATTGTGTCCATCGCCAATGTCAAAATCTGAAGACTGTATGTAGGAGTAAATAGGTGTTGGTGGGTTACTTGTTCCATCGTCTATTCCATTTTCGTGATAAATAATGCCTGACTGTACTACACCAACATCTGTTACCGTGCTATTAGCTGTATGTACGGAAGCAGTCGTACCATATGCACCTCTTGAACACCCTGTTAGCGTAGTGTTTGTTGACCCTGTATATATTATACGCTCTGCATCAATTTCTACCACGCCAGATGTTGGGAAGTTATTTTTATTGGTTACATAAATTGTTGTATCTGTTAAACCCACTGCTTGTGAAGTTGTAGTAACTGGTGCGTATCCTAAAGCTGTTGGGTAGCCTCTAAGTGGTGTATCAGACCATGCGGTACGTGTCATATTACCGTAGTACCAAGTTTGCTCTAAATGGTTGTATATAACATACTTATCAATAACATTTGAATTAGCAGAACAATAGAACCACCAAATCTCATTAAACCCTTCATTGATACCAGCAAAAAATTGATAAGATTGTGATTGGTTAATATCTTGGAATACATACTCTCTTACAGTACATGGCAGAGTTTGCACTTGACCTGAGTACATGAAAAACTTATCTTTACCCATCCAGTAAGTTACATTGTTTACAGCAGTTGCTACGTTTGGACCCATAATAGATATATTATCTGCAAGGATATTAAAACCCCATACATACGGAGCGCCCAAATACTGCATCGAATATAACGCAACGTCAGTAAATACAACAATCTCTTGACGGGTTTGTACCGCAGAAACAATTTGTGAGCCTTTACTTAGTGTGTAATTACCAGCTTGGTTTGTAATAGCCGGTGTCCATGTTAAAAGATTCTGTTGGTCTGACCAGCTAATCAACATTGGGTTTTGAGTGCCATTTCCGTATGTATCTGTACCAAAGGCAATTACAAAACGACTTGCATCTGACACCATAACGTAATTACATATAGTTGGGCAAGAAGCATCAGTTAACCAGTACGCATTCCCGTTTTGTGTATTACTATTTGTCTTTGATAGAACTTGCGCTACGTTGTACGTATTAGGGTTTGTATCTACTACCCAGTAATAAATTGGACCACCTCTAGGGTTAAATACTAAGTTTTGTCCATAGTTACCCTGACTCCATAAGCGAAGCTGTGAACCAATACCTTGTGAGGCTGGCGCAGGAGAACCCCATCCGGTACTTGCGGAACCCACACTTACACCACTCCACCCACCAGCACCCCAACCAACGTTCTGCGTGTAATTAGCATTACCTGAAGTAATTTGATATGTTGCTACTGTAGCACCACCGCCGTTACCGGAATCTCCAGCCGTAGCAGTTACTGCAACTGTAATTGAGTATTGTGTAGCTGATATGTAAGTTACTTGGTAGCCACCAGCTTTATTTAAAACCGCCGCAGTAACGTTGCCACCTAAAGAAACCGCACTAGTAAATGTAACAAAGTCGCCTGTTTGAGTATTGTGAGATGCTTGTGTAACGGTAATAAGAGAGGAGCCAGTACTAGCAGCAAATGTAGCAGCACCCGCAGCAGATACCGCACGGATTGGGGTTACATCATATAAATAACCACCTAAACTTTGTTGTACATAAAACTTTTGATTAGTGCCAATACCTAAATAGTTATAGCCGTTTAAGCCTATCCAGTTTTTTAGTGAACGACCTACACCAATATAGTTAGTTCCTGTAGGATTAACCGTACCAGAGTCTAATGTCCAACCACCAATTTTTTCAACTTGTCCAGAACGAAACCGAATCTTATCACCCGCATACCAACCGCCTTCATTAGCAAGTGAAGTGCCTTCACGATTAACACCCGGACGCATCTGCAATTTTTGTAACATTAAGCCACCATATTAGTTGCAATTGTTTCAACTCTGGCTACTCGGTTTAGCCAACCTTTTTCATATGTTGCGTTATGTAAACTTTTATACCATGCTTCTTTTGCATCGCTGTATCTATCTACTAATTGTTTTGCTGGTATTGCACGTATTGCAGATAATGTTAGCGGTCCAATAGCACCGTCTTGGTTTACACCTATAGCTTGTTGAAGTAATTTAACAGAACGACCAACCCCTGCATTAACAGCAAAGTCAAACGCCATATAATCAACCCCATTAGGAAGCTCGTCTCCACGCACCATGTCCCAGTATTTACGCTTATAGAACGGAGCTACTTTATCACGGTTTAAAGCTTTCATATCATTCCAAGTAACAGGATGTCCTACATATGCTTCCCAATTTGCTTGTGTTACGCCGAGGTTTGTTGAGCCAGCTCTGCCGTCAGGTAGTTTATTGCCGTTATCTCTAACGTCTGTAGTAAATCCGCCTTCGTCTTTTAGAATTAAATCTAAAGATTTTTCAAAGTTATCAATCATTTTGCTACCGGAGTTGAGTTATATAACATAGCATCTTTAGCTTGGCTACCATTAGAAGACCCAAAATAAAAACCAATAATACCAGTCCAAGCAGTACCTAAACTACCTAGCATAATCATTAATTCATCAGACTTTTGAGCAAAACCAGTCATTAATGCATAGAGAATACCAAAAAAACCAATCGTAACTAATATAGCTAAAAGTGGTGGTACGAATGATTTTGTTTCAGACTGCATATCACGAGCAGACTTACGGTCATCAACCGCTAAAGATTCAAAATTTAAACCTAGTTCTTGTGTACTTTTTTGAAACTCTATCTCAGCAAGTTTAAGTTGTGCAATCTGGTCAGCGGACATCTTACCGCTATCTATTGTATTCTGTACATCTTTTTCATCAACGCCAATAACCTTAGCAATTGCAGTAACAGCCAAGCCAGCTAAAGGACCACCTAAAGCCGTTGCAATTGTAGGCGCTACTTGTTCTAACCAAGACATAAAAACTCCTAGGTTTTAATAATAAAGTTGATACCAAGGTATGGTGAAATAGTTGATATTGCTGTTCCTGAACCAGTGCCATCTGTAGTGCCTGAAGCCGTACCTGAAGAAGTAACACTAAAGGCGTGGGTATGACCTGAGTCTGTAATTCCTGTTGTTGCTGAGGTAGTTCCAACAGAAAGAGGATAACCTTGAGTATTTGCTGCGGCGTAAAAAGTTCCAGGACCGCTAGTTCCTGCGGCAGGTAATCCATGAGCATGACCAGGGTCTGAAATAGCAGCGTTACCTGTATTTGTTGTACCTGAGCCTGTAGTTGAAACGCTACCACTAAATGTATGCGTATGGCTTGGTAAATTTGTAGTTGCAATTGTTGTTGTTGCAGCGCCACCAGTAGCACCAACTGTTGTCCCGTAAGGCATACGATTTGTATAATCAGGCACGTTAAACGTTGTTGAACCATCACCCACGCCAAAAGTTGTACCAATAACACCAAACAAAGTAGAATAAAGTGTTCTTGAAATAGCCGTACCATTACATATAACATAGCCAGAAGGTGCAGAAGCAGTTGCCCACATTTGAATTGAACCTGCTGGAACGGTATTTGTAACTGCTGTATAAAAGTTTGAGCCGTCTCCATAAACAGGAACTGTTTGACCATTAGGAACAAGAACCGCCGTACCCGTAGCATATTTAATCTGGATACTTTGTCCTCCAGTTGTGGAGTTTTTGATAATATAGACTTTACTTGCTGATGCTGGAGCAATCACGTTGCGTGTTGCAGTTAAACTACCTGTGCTTGTTACTACTAAAACCATACTTCTTGACTGGTCTACCGCACCGTTATTGGCTGTTAATGTAATGTCGGCATCGGTTGGGAAGTTTACAGTTGGATATGTGCCACTTACGTATGGACCACCAGACACACCAGCAATGGCTTGTTCTAAGATTGAACCTAATGATGTATTTGTAGTTGTACCCCAAGTACCGGCTTGGTCACCTGAGCCTATTAGCTCTGTTCTTAGGTTGGTTGAGTAGGTAGATGCCATTATTTATCCTTACGGGTAGTTGTTATACACAGGAACCCAAGTTACAGTTTGACTGTCGTTAATTGCAATCCAGCCACGTTGTGCAGCCGTATCTAATAATACCAAATTTTCAGTTATTTGACTACTAAACGAAGCTATTACAGCAATAGAATCCGCTAAGTTTAAGCTTTCTGTTACAGTGCCTGAAAAGATTGTCGCCATATTATTGCCTGTTGTCTATTAAGACCCATTCGGTTGTTTCACTATCATCAATTCTAATCCAGCCCCAGCCTATTGGCAAGGAATCAAGCGTTATTGGTTCTGTTATAGATGATGCAAAGTTTCCTATTCCTACGGGCTGGTCGGCTAAATTTAAATTTTCTGTAAGGGCATTAACAAAAGCTGCCACTACGGTTTGGGTATTTGCCACGCCTATGTTTTCAGTAATATATGTAATAAATGTAGCTACAACAACTTCTGAATCTGTCTCAGTAATCGTACTCTCAACAACCGCCGCAACAAATGCCGCTACTACGGACTTTAACTCCGCTAAAGTTACTGCTTCTGATATGACAGAAAACTGTGTACGCAGTGGGCTTGATGCATCTGCCGCCGTTATAACTTCAGTAATGGCTGAAACAAATGCAGCTACTACTGCCTGTGTGTTATTTATAGTTAAAGCTTCTGTAATAGCTGTAGCAAACGTTGGTGCGCCGATAGATGAATCTGTTAAAGTCAATGCCTCAGTAATTGCTGACACAAACGCAGTTACTAACGACTCTAACTCCGCTAAAGTTATTGCTTCTGATATGGCAGAAAACTGTGTTCGTAATGGGCTTGATGCATCTGCCGCCGTTATAACTTCAGTAATTAAAGATGCAAACACCGCTGTTAAAGACTGTGAATCCGCTGAAGTAAAAGCCTCAGTAATAGCCACAACATACGCAGATGTACCTAGCGTAGCATATGGAGATTGAGCGAAGCCAGCGTAACCGTACATTAGAAAAACGCTGTAACAATAATTACACCAGAAATACCATTGGAATAAGTTCCGCCACCTACACCGCCGCCACCACCAGAACCATAAGCATTTCCACCACTGGCAAAACCATTACCACTTCCTGAGCCACCACCAGAACCACCATCTCCAAATGGAGAACTTGCACCTTTGCCACCAACATAATATGGAGCAGATGCCCAACCATATGTACCATACGAGCCAGTTGCGTTTAAATAACCGCCGGTTGCTGTACCACCAGCACCGCCATATCCAGTAGTAGTACTTGCAGTGCCTGCCGTACCGCCGTTAGCAGTAAATAAAGAAGTTCCGAATGTAGAATTTCCACCACTACTGCCGGCAACCGCAGCTCCAACCGAATATGAATATGTGGTAGATGGGCTTGTGATAATGCCTTCTAAATAACCAGCTGCACCGCCACCGCCACCAACACCACTTGCACCTGAACCACCTGCGCCACCTCCACCAATCATGCGAACAGTAATGTATTTGGTGTTAGTAGGTACTGTGTAAGTTCCTGAACCTGATGTATATGCAGTTACTTGGGGAACAGCATGACTAATCTGTGTAGAAGTATCATTAAAAGTTAATTGGTTTACAGAACCACTAAGTGTAATACCATTTGTTCCATCAATCGTAGTTGTCATTATTTAGCCTCCAACGCTGTTAATCGTGTTGTTAATGATTCTATTAATGCTTGTTGTTCTTTTACTGCGTTAATTAAATACCAAGTTAAATTTGTTGTATCTACAGACATTACACCAGTTGATTCTGTTTTAACGCAATCAGGAAGAATAGCTTGAAGTTCTTGGGCAATTGTGCCCAGTTGAACACCTTTAATATCAATGGCATTTTGTGGTGGTAATTCTGTAATTTCTTCTGCGGTGCGATATTCAAAATTGCGCACTTGAATTGCTTTGATTGCAGAAAGCCCCATTGTATTATCAACTATGTTCTTTTTAAGCCTTTGGTCAGATGTAATAGCCCAAACAGTAGAATTGTTACCTTGATAAACAGAACCATATCCGCCTGAATATGTTGCAATTCTTGTTGTGTTAGAGCCTTGACCACCTGCTCCTACGCCAATAACAATACAGTTGTTATCTGTAGCAGCATTAGGATTTGCAGTATACCCAATAAATATATTGCTTCCACCTGTTGTTGTGTTATACCCAGCTTGATAACCTAGTGCTGTGTTATTAGATGCGGTAGTGTTATTTGCTAATGCTCCATGCCCTACTCCTGTATTGTTAGAGCCTGAAGATGTGTAATATCCTGTAGAAAGCGTAGAACCGTATAATCCACCACCAAAAAAAGCATTTGCTACTCCTGTGGTTATTTTGTATCCAGCATTAAATCCAACTGCTGTGTTATCTGTAGCTGTTGTAGCCGAATACAATGCTCCACCACCAATAGCGGTTGAACGACCTGTACCAGTTGTTGTTGAATAGCCAGCAGAATTTCCAATAAATACATTGTCTGTAGATGTACTTCCACTATACCCAGCCTGATAACCTACTGCGGTGTTATTTGATGCGGTGGTGTTTGTTTGTAATGCACTTGTTCCAACAGCCACATTATATGAACCAGTTGAAATGCTTAATCCAGCAAAATATCCTAACGCAGTATTTGAGCCACCTGTTCCGTTTGTATACAAAGCACCATTACCAAAAGCGGCATTATTTGAGCCTGATGAATTGGCAACTAAAGCACTAGCACCAACAGCAGTATTACTGGCAATAGAACCTGCACCTTTACCAACAGTAAGACCTGATATAGATGCGTCATTAGTAACTGTTAATGTACTACCATTTGCAGTAAGAACTGTTGTGCCGTTGCTTTGTAGGGCAAGCTGACCTGATAAGTCAGCCGTTTGTACTAATCCTGCTGATGTTGATGCGTTGATTGTGACAGCCATTATGCTACTCCTTCATCTGCTGGAATTGGTTCGTTACCTTCGGACTTCCACAACAAAAATGCTTGGTAGTCTGTGTTGTCAGGGTCAAATGGGATGCTTAAATAACGACCATCTTCTGTAATACCAAAAACAGAATTATGTGTAGTTGGATTGGGTAACCCAATTGTTGAAACAAGTTTTTCTAATTGATAGTTTTTCATTTATAACTCCGCTGATGCTTCATAACCATATCCAAGATAACAATCAGAACCGCCTGATATTTGAGTTGCAAGAACTGCAATACCAGAAGTTGTTTTATCCAAGTTTGAATAAACACCTGCACCGCCTCGTGTTTCAACTTGATTTGTATAAGATGTTGACCGAGTAGATAAAGTAACAGTAGGTGTTGCTCTTTTTTCTACTTTAAAAGATGTTGAAATTGAAGCCTGTGTTCCTGTTCCACCTGAAAAACCAATTAATGTATTAACCATGTAACCAAAAAGTGTTCCAGCAGAAATAATTGTTCCATTAGAGTTTCTGTATGCCATGCTTGGGTACATTTCATAATACCTCTGACACAACGCTAACTCAGTCCCATACGGTCTATAGTCAAAGTTAGTAGCGTTTGTTCCTACTTCTAATTGAACACCTGTTATGTAGAATGTTGCACCGCTTGTTCCGACTACTGATGTTGCTCCTGTTGGGGCAAAGTATGTTCCAGTTGCCCATGCGTTAGCAGTACCACTATATGTAGAGCCAATTCCAAGACCATACCAAATAGTTAAACCTTTTCCATTAGTTGAACCTATCCAAGTTCCTGAAGTATCTCCAGCTATAGTTACGCTAACTGTAGTCCAAGTATTTGCAGAAGATACTGTGTAATTAAATGGGTAACTTCTGTTTTGTGCTGAATTTTGTAATGAACCGCCAAAAGTTCCTGTTAAAGAACTATACACTCGAAATGATAAAGTAACAGTTTGAGCATTTGCTGTTCCAAATTGCAAATCAGATGTATTAAAGCCTTCAATAGTATATTTTAAAAGAAAGTAATCACCAGCCGCAAGAGACGTATTTGCTAAAGAAGTAACACCTAAATAATTACTAAATCCTACTGGCGGAGTAACTGAGCCAGCATTTTGTTGTACGCTAAATTTAGATGCTTGTGAAAGACCTGTAGACCATCTATCAAGTGTATAAGTATTATCTACTGTAGGTGTAACACTAGCTCCACTATTTCTTTGGTCAATAACCATAGCACCATTAATAATACGATTCCTAAACACCGCACTTGCAGGTGCTAAGACGTTATTTAAACTGTCTTTTACTGTATCGACTAATATTTGTCCATATGGCATGATTTATTCCTTTACAAAACTATCCAGCGTTGACCAGAACTAACAGTAACCGACTGCCCACTTGCTACCGTAATTGGACCAGCTGAAATAGCGTTACTTCCTGTAGGCACTGTAAAAGATGCAGATACCGTAGCGTTGTTTAATAAAAGACCATTACTAGCATTAAATGCCGGTGAAAATGCCGTGCCTGTTGTAGCATCTTGGTTTACACTTCGGCTTGATGGGTACGTAATAAATACGTTTACTGTTCCTGAGAACGTAACTGCACTTCCAGAGTTAGACGAAGCATAGACTGTGGTTCTTGTTAAAGTTGGTCCAGTTGTTGAGTAACTTCCTAACCCCGTTTCCCAATTGCCCGAAGCATCAAATGCGGAGTAATAGGTTGTGTTTCCGTTTCCAACCCCCGCCAAAGATTGAAATCCTGTAACTGTTCCTGTTAAAGTAAAGCTAATGGTAGTATTACTACTCCCAGTTTGTTGTGAACGGTCAAGCAGCACCAAAGCCATTATTTATTTCCTAACAATTCTTTTGACCACGTATAACCTTTATGGCATTTCTCTTTGCCATTTGCGCAATTATATATGTGTTGCGCTGTAAACCCTGCGTTTCCCATAGCTTTTTTACCAATTATGCTAATTACCTCACCAGTATTTATATTGGTGCCAATAAATTTAAATTGTGTTTTTAAAATCATTTGCTTTTTAATTGTTTCTGCAGAATGTTTTCTACCAACCCATTGTGTATTACCTTTATTGGCTAAACTAATTTTTGCTTTTGTTTCTTTGTTGCAGGGTATTCCTTTATTCCAAGGTATTGTTCCTAAAGAACCTTCTCCTCCATCTGTCATGTTGCATAGTTTATACCCCATATCTTTAAAACAAGATATTAAAATAATTTCATGGTCCAGTGCTTCTTTGTTGGTATCCCATGTGGCTAATATTTGTACTTTAGGTTTTCCATATTTTGCAACAACCCTATGCCAATACTTGTTTCTGCCTTTTAAGGAATTTGCACGATACTCCCCACTGCCCTTACCTATGTAAAATAAGCGACCTTGTGGGGTATAATGGGCGTATGTATAAAACATAAAAACCCTTTAAAATCAAGAAGTTGCGGTGGTGCTGTAGGTCACAGCCAAACTGTCTCCAGATGCAACAGTCTTATATCCGCCAGTAAATGCGCCAGCAGAATATAGAACACCAACAGTTGTATCTTTAGTAGCAGATGCAGATGCGCCACCGTTAATAAAACAACCACCAACGTTACCAGAAGAGGTCATTGCAAATGTTACAGCAGAACCTGTTTTGGTTGTTACGTTAGACGGTGAAGTACCTGAAGAAGTTGCGGCAGTCCAAGTAATTGATTGACGGTTACCTGTGTATGTAGGAGCGTTAGCTAAACCAACTTCAACCCAACCAGCGTGTGTAACCATTGTATCTGCGGCAAGGAATGTACCGATTAAGTTAGCTGTACCTGTACCAGAACCAGCGCCTGTAGCAACAAACACAATACCAACAGTATTTGCAGATGCGCCGATTGACGTAAATGTTGTTGTACCAACAGAAGCAATTTGATATGTTGCACCCGTAACAAAAGAACCAGCAGTTACTAATGTACCTGTGTAACCAACAAGACCTAAATAGTTTGCACCAGAAGCTGTACCACCAGCTGTACCAGTAGCACCAAAGTAAAAGTCAAATAAAGACTGTTTACCAATAGCAGTAACAACGTTAGGGGCAGTATCTTCCCATTTAACATTGCCTTCAGCATCACGGCAAACAACGTGATATACACCTTGCATACCTAAAGCCTCGCTAGAACCAGCTCCACGAGTAACGGAGGCAACTGAAGTATCTCCAAATTTTGATAATTCTTGTTTCATAATTGCTCCTAGTTAAGAATAATAACAGCCGTTGTAGATGTAGCTGTTGGAAAAGTTACAGTAAAATTGCCTGACGCTATTTTATCAGACCCAAAATCTAATACACATACAGCCGCATTTGTAGTCCCATTATAAATCAAAGCACCCCTAGCAGTAAAGGATGCGCCGGTCCAAGTAACATTATTAAATGAAATATATGCTGAATTATTGCTAGTGCTACTTGCTGGCGGGATGTTGGTTAGGGTTTTTCCTCCGGCGGTGTATCCCGCTCCAGAAACCTCATTGGAAGTACTATAAGCAGTAGTTGTATTGTCCAGATTAGCCAGAGATGTATAAAGTGCAATTTTATAGGTTCCACTAGTAAAGTTCTCCAATCCATTCAACAGATTCTGTTTAAATATGGTGCATTGACCTTGTGTAAAACTCATACTATAACCTCAAACTTATTTAATTTTGCAGAGTTTTCAGACAGCCGCATTGGCTGTAAATTACTAGGCACATGTAGTCCAGACACCAATTCGCCTTGCAATGGAATAATATGGTCAATAGTCCATTTTTCTTTGTTTTCACGAGTAAGCATTGTGGCTATAGCATACATACATTTAATTTTTAATCTGTCAAAATCAGTCAACCAAGACGGTGTTCTTTGTATTCTAGCGGCTCTTCTTTTTGCTGTTGTGGTCCGTCTAACAATGTAGCCAGCCAATGTACTTTCGTATTTTTTTATTGCTCTTATACGACTTTGTTTGCCTTCTATAGATTGTGAATATGTTTTTTCTGTCTGCTTTCCTTTTTCCGACCATCTATACTTTTGTTGTCTAGACACTCTATTAATATGTGCCGTAGGGTTTGTCATCTCCATTACATATTGGCATTTTTTACAGGTATGTCTATGCCCGTTAGAATGTTTTTTAAATTCTATCAACTCTTTATTCACCAAACATTTTTTACAGGTTCTCATAATTAAATTACGCCTCCTTTTGGAGCTGCGTTTAATTTTAACATCCCATCTCTATAACTATCACCACGTTCAAGAGCATCGCACAGTCTACGTAATTCATTCATTGCTTCAGTATATTTAGCTGTATAGAAAGTGATAATATCCTGTTCCGCCTTCATAAAAATAGCGGCTTCTAACAAGCAACCATAGAGTAAAACAGGGTCATAGTTATCACCAAGCCAAGACTCACCAGCAGTAACAATAGATGCTGGATAATAAAAATAATGCATTTCAACCTGATAATTAGCATCAGGTGTAGGTCCTAGGATATAAGACAATGCATTTGCATTATTGTATTGTGTACCAAATAAAGCGTAATACTTAGGTGTTCCACTAGCGGCTGGGTAAGGATAAGCCTCACGGATAAAGTTAACATCTTTATTTAAAAGATACGTATAAGGCACCGTAAGGTCATTAGTATAAACAGCGACAGAATAAGCTGATAACCAATCAGTCGGTAAAGATAGGTATTGATTTCCAGAACTTACAGTACCTGTTACGTTTCTTCTTAAAGCCGGTATATTTATAGAGTTATAAATACGTGTTTCTGCTTGGGTAATAAATGTATTAACTTGGGTATTACTTGCTGTTGTTACAGTCGTAGTTCCATCAGTCCCAGTAAATGTAGTACTTGGGAATTCGTTTTCACAATACGTTTTTATTGTATTGAATAACGTTGTATAGTTCATTAAGCCATTGGTCCCATAGCTTTTCTACCACGCTCTGCTGCGCCATTACCACGAGTTTCTAAACCCTCGTTTTTAACTTCTTTAAATGGTCCCTTAGTAACATAGCCTACTGAGATATTCATTTTATTAAGATAGTCATTACCAGATTCCATAGACATATTAGGCAGCTCATTACCTACAGATTTACCATCCATAGTATGTGGTTTTGCATAAACTCCGGCGGGTTTGTTGTTAATTTTAGCCATGATTATTTTCCATTCGCTTTAAGTTTAGCCATATTGCGTCCCATAGACTTCATATCGTCATTAGTCTTGCCGCCTTTAGATAGCTTGGTCAAATTAGTGCCCTTACCACCCTTATGCTCTTGTTTATCATGCATTTTAAAAGCTTTCTTAACGATTGCCTTATCTTGCTTGATATCTTCTTTCATGCTTTCCATCTTCGCCATTTTTAGCTCCTTAACTGATTGTTACACTATTAGTCACACCTGTTGATTGTAATGCATTTGGTGTTTCATTAAAATCGTATTTCATACCTACAGGGTTCCATCCCCATTGAATCTGTCTACTACCACCACTAGGAAACCCGCTAACATCATAACCTGACTGGTAATAACTATTATCTCTACGTGGCTCTCTTACTGCTTGTGGGTCATTTACCGGATACATGCCTAATTGCAACTGCGGCTGGTCCATTTCCCAACACTCGTGACATACTTTAATACTGACATTTTTTGTCTTAATAGTCAACTTCTTTAGCTCTGTAAGCTTATATCTAAACCCACATCTATCGCACTCGGCAATAGCAAACTTGCCAGACGAGAACATCGTAGTCATTTTCTAGCCTTGCCGTATCCGCGCGTTGCTAATTTACCAGCAACTTTTGGTTTAGCCGAATTACTTTTTGATTTAACCGAACCGCCTTGGTTAAATTCTGTTTTATAGCCAACTTCATATCTTGGTTGCATTGGACTATTTAATGGTTTAATGATTTTTCCATAAAATCCAGATGGATGTTCGTATGTAGCGTCTATTCCACCTATTTTATTAATCTGTCCTACTGGAGTATCAACATTGATGCCCGTAGCGCCTAGATTTAACTTCCCCTTTTTATCCGCATATTCCCCTCCAACGCGTGCCAAATGTCCCGGAATTGATGGTCCCATATCAGGATTATGAGGAAATGCTCCTGCACTAATAGAAACGGGAAGATAATTTGAGTCTATATTTTCGTCATCCGTTTCACGAAGTTTTTCATTTGCTCGTTCTGATAAACTTTTAGCCATTTTAACTATTCCCTAAATAGGTCATTCTAGGTATAAAACGAATCGGTGCCTTCTCACGGTCTTCTTCAGAGGCAAATTGGAACTGCTGTTCATAATCTTGTTTTAAACCCATAACCCTATTAACGTCCATATTAGGAAGTTTTAAAGACAAGTAATAAGCTAAACCAGCCACCATACAAGGCAGCCAACGAAACGGAATATCTTGGGTATTTACAGCATTACCAGCGTCCTGTATACGGCGCATACGCCAATAAACAAAGGTATAGTAGTTAGACTGGTCAGGGGTGGGCCAAACTGTGACTTGAGGGCTTCTATCAGGTGTTGCACCGGTAGGGTAGGTTGCGCCAGACTGCCTATTAATCCATACTTGAATTGGTCTTCCCTGCGCTAGTTTATTAGGGATTGTAGAGTAGGTAGATATACTGATGCGACTGATGGTGATATCGGTTTGATTGTTAGTTTGTCCAGCATTTGTTCTAATCTGGTGTTCCAATAAATCAATCGTATCCGTAGGTAAGTCGTAAGTGTTAGTACCCTGCACCATTGGTATAGTGCCTTGTTCAATTGTCCAAAGATTAATTCCACGGTTTGCCCATTCAATAGTTAGTAAGTTTAAAGAACGTCTTGCTGTACGAAAGTCATAACCAGAGCGCAACTCTTGACCACACCTCTCAAATGCTTCTTCAATAAGGTCTGATAAGTCTAGATTAAATGCACTGGTTCCAGTTGTTGTCATTTTGGAAACTCAAATATTAATCTTACAATTAAAAAATCAAACACAAGCATGTCGCAATCATCTTCATGTACTATCTCTGTGCCTAACATAACGCCTTTAATGAAATGGATATATAGCGTCATTTTAATTACCTTTTTTTAGCCGTCTTTGCTGAATTGGTGAAATCCATACTGGTTGGTGCGCCTTTACTTCCGGGTTTGCGCATTTTTTCTTTAGAGCCAGCGGCAATACGAGCTTGCTTTTTATGGATATTTTCATATAAACCGCCCTTCTTTAACAGCACTGCTGACTCACTTGTCTTAGGTATTTTTTTAGGGGACATTGCTCCCATACCACGACTAGCTTTCATTTTGCTTTACCATACCCACGAGTAGCTAGTTTACCAGCGACTTTACCACCCTTTTTGTACTTGTCGCCCATAGGATTCGTAGTCTCACCAGTATCTGGCTTACCTACTATATTTTCTTTAGCTTCGTTTAATTTCTTCCCTAGCCTAGTTTTACTCATAGACTCTTCGGCGGCTTTGTTTTCCGCTTCAGTACCCATAATGTTTTCTTTAAGGCGAGTAATAGGGTTATTGGATTTGCTTGGCATAATTAAGCCTTTCCGCCCATATACATAGTTTTTACGTGCTCGTGGTGTAACTTATGACCTGCTGCGTGGTCTTTAAAAAAGTTATGGTGTGGCTTATGACCTGCTTCGTGTGCTTTAGTAGCCTCTTCATGCATTTCATGTTTTACAACAGCTTGTTCTGTCATTACTTTTGCGTGGTCCATTTTCATATCTATCTCCTGATTAGCAAACTTTACCTTTAGTTTTACCTTTAGACTCAATACCACCACCCTTAGCAAAACTCATATTTTTAACCTTACCCATTTTAGGAGAACCAATAGCAGCCTCTTTAGGTGCTGGCTTCTTAGCGCTCATAGTATCTTTAACTTTTTCCATCTTTGCTGGCATCATACGTGTTTCAGCTTTTCCACCTTTTTTCATACCTAACATCCCCATAGATTTGGATTCGGGCATTATACCCTGTTTAGAAATACCTTTCGGTAACTGTTTATTCGTTTCTTTTTGAATCTTTGCACCTGAACTAGCCATACCGCCTCCTTTAAAAAGCGCCGTAGCGCCATGATTAGTTTTTTTCTTGTTTATAACTTGTAGCTCTGCGCTATTTTGTCCACCACTAGAAAACTTTTTACCCTTATCAGCTTCACTAAAATCTTTTCCTACAGACTGCGGCACTCCAGTTTTTTTAGCGAATGTTTTATTATGCGCTATTGCATTCATAAAGTCATGTTGTTTTTTACTTGAGCTTGGCATACTATCTTGCCTTCCCATATCCTCTAGTCGCTAATTTACCAGCGACTTTACCACCTTTTTTCATTGGTTTGATTTTAGAATCTTTATCAGCGCCAAGCACCTCTTTGAGACCTTTATGACTATCATCTCTAGGCTTCATTACACCTTGGTCTAGCCCACCATCAGGTGGTCTTAGTGCTTCATATTCATTTTTTTCATTAGGCATAAGCAAACCCATTACATTAGGGCGCCGTGTTCTTACAACTCCAGAATCTTTTGTTTTTCCAGATTTAATTTCACTTGCTATATTATCTATATCAGCCATATTATTTCCAAAATTTTTCAAAAGCTGCTATTATTACACCGCCAAATAATACTGCAAGTACATTGCTAATATAATGATATGTTTTCTTTTCTGCTTGTTGTTCGGCTAACATGCGGCGTATATCATTAACGCCTGCTTTTAACTCCTCAACGTCTTTTACAAGCTTATCCATGTCATCCTGCAAATGCTTTAGTTCGTTGGCATGAGTAGCTAGCTCTCTAGCTGTCAATTTCTGGGTCGTTAATCTGTAATTCCATCAACATTTCCACCTTTTAAGACTAGCAGCTTTTCGTGTTGGTTTGCCGTTTTCATCTTTCATTGGTCCGGGCATGCCGCTCATTCTTGCACAAAAAGACTTTTTCCTACTACC